CCTTATGAGTCAGTTTTAAACGACCGTTGGACTTTCAGCCCATGAAATCGCCATCCAAAAGGAAAACCAAGAACGAACGCGCCGCTGAGATCGGCGTTTCGGTCGAGACGCTCTCAGGCTTTGCCCGAGGCGGCACGGACATCTTTGATGACGACCAAATTCGCGCCAAGATTGCCCGCATGCGCAATGTTCCGCCGAACCTCAAGCCCGGCTGGCTGCCCCAGGTCGCGCCCCCGATGACGACCGGAGACGACCCGACGCAAATCGACATCGAGTCCATCATTGGCCAGCTCGCCAACGTCACCGACAAGCACGCGGCCCAAACGGTCAAGCTCCAGATTGACGGACTAGTCAACGCCTACAAGCTCCGTGAAGCCGCTGGCAAATACGTTTCGCGCACGAAGGTCGAAGAGGATCTAATCCGCATCGGCGCCGCCGTCAAAGGCGCAATCCTGCGAATGGAAGCCGACCTTCCCCCGATGCTTGAAGGCATGACCCCAGCGCAAATGCAAAAGGTCATCAGGGAAAAGACTGAGGAGATTCTGAACGCGCTGTCAGACGCGAGCCATGACATTTGGAAGGAGAGCGAGGAGGATTAGACAAGCCACCCTAGTTCATGGGCTTGATTGACGACTTCCTGAACGCTGGCCAAGACGAGGTGGACGTTGCCTTCGGGCGCTCGACCATGACCTGCAATGGCCAGACGTTTTTCGTCGTGTTAAACATGAGCCGGAAGAGTTACGAGGGCGCATTGGGCGGTCTTGAGTCTCAAATTCAATCCGTCGCCACGGCTCAAGCTGCGGACGTTACCAACCCGAAAGGCCTCCTTCAGAAGCGTTGCACAATCGACGGCGTTTCCTACCGGATTGCCGAGGTATCGGCGGGCGCTGTCTCAGTCGAATTCACGCTTGCCGACCCGAACGAAAGCCGATGAACCTTTGACAATCCCGCCTAGGCATGGCTGGCAACGTCTATTCCGTGGCGCGAAATTGGTTCACCTGGGCGCATCGTGACGCGAAGAACACGAACGCCATCAAGAAGGCCTTCAACGACTGCATGACTGGCTCGCTAGGAAAGGGCGGCATGGATTCCGTGACCAGCGCGGCAAAAAACGGAATCAGCATGCAGAAGACCGTGGGCATGAGTGAGTCCGAAAGAATGGACGCGCTCAGGATTGCGATTCAGTGGCTCGATCAAGGATTCGTCACATCCAATCGCAGCCTTGGCCGCTTTTGACAATCGGTCATAAGCGATGGCCATCCTCGACCAATACGGACGCACGATTCCCAATTACCGCGCTGCGCGGGCGGCGAACGAAAACCGGGATCGGCCATGGGAACCGATTGAGCGCAAGGACATTTCGCAGTTGATTCCCAAGGTTGACCGCGAGAAACTCCGCAGCCATGCGCGTAGGATTTACATCAATTTCGGGCCGATCAAGAATGCGATCAATCAGCGTTCCATGTATTCCGTCGGTCGCGCATTTGTGCCGACCTTCAAAGGGACTGACAAGGCGTTTGGAGACGAGGCGACGACATGGTTGACTGACTCGTTTTACGCCATCGGGGATTCCCGAGGCGGCATGCACGACCTCAAGACCAACCTCTTCGGATGGTCAACCGCCATCGACGTTGACGGCGAAATTTTCATTCTGTTGACGGAAACCAAGACGGGCTACCCTCAGTATCAGGGCATTCCATCGCACCGCATTTGCAACCCGTGGGGAATGGCCGACGGTCCAATGCGCGGCGGCACTCTTCAGGATGGAATCATTTACTACCCTTCGGGCGAGGCCAAGGAGTATGCGTTTTGTGACCAAGAAGGGAAGCTTTCCGAATGGCTCAAAGCCGAAAACGTCATCCACCTTTACGACCCCGAATGGCAGTATCAAGGCCGAGGATTAACTGCGCTCACGCATTGCATCAACGATTGCCGCGACATCATTCAATCAACTGATTGGGAACGTCTTGCGATGATGCAGATGAGCAGCATCAGCTTGATCGAATACAACGAGAACGGTGGGCCAGACATGGACGACGTTGGCGCGACCCTGATCGGCGACACCGAAACCGGACGCGGCATCACGGTCGAATCCCTCGACGGCGGAACTGTTCGCTACTTCAAGAGCGGCGGCGGCGGCAAAATCGAAACGCTAGTCAACAACCGCCCCGGCAACCCGTTCCTTGATTTCCACGACCGTCTTCTCAAGTCCGCATTCGCTGGCTTGAATTGGCCATACGCCTTCTACAATGGCCACGGCGCAGGCGGCGGAACAGCGCAACGCACCGAAATTGCAATGGCGCAACGGTCCATCGAAGACCGTCAAGACCTGCTTTGCTACGCCGCCAAGCGAATCATCGGCTACGCGATTTCCAAGGCTCAGAAACGCGGCGACTTGCCAGCGTCGAATGATTGGTGGAGATGGGATTTCTCATTTCCTGCGAAGCTCACGATTGACGACGGACGCATCACGAAGGAGCTAGAAACGCTCTGGAGAATCGGAGCCGTCAACATGCGAGAGATTGTTTCGATGCGCGGGAACACACTCGAAAGCCACTTGCGTGACAGGGCGGTCGAGGTCGCATTGCGCAAGACCATCGCGGAAGAAATCGGAGAACTTTACGGCGTCGATATTGAAGAGCGGGAGATGTCCATGCTCACGCCGAACGAGCCAGCCGAAACCAAGTCAGAAGACAACTCAAACGACACTACAAGCTAATGAACTTCATCGAAATCGAAAACCGCGCCGGAAAGCTCAAGCTGAACGATGGCGTTTACAAAGAGTCAGCCGACAAGCTGATTGACGAGCTTGAGAAGCTTTACGGGCAATCCGCCGTCGCCGCGCAAATGAAGCTAGGCGACATCGTTTGCTCTGCCGACAACGCGCTTGAATCCGTTGACGTCGAAATCAACTCCCCAGGTGGCAGCGTTTTTGAGGGCAATCGCATCTACAATGCTCTTCGCGGCATGTCTGCCCGAGGCGTGAAGGTCATTACGACCGTCAACGGATTGGCAGCTTCAATGGGAAGCGTCATCCTCATGGCTGGCGATGAGCGCAAGATGACCAAGGGAAGCCGCGTGATGATTCACGAAGCGTCAACTATCGCGTGGGGCGATGCTCGATCGCTTCGGAAGAACGCGGAACTCCTTGAAGGCATCTCAGCCGAAATCGCCGGCGTCTACGCCGAACGCACCGGGGGCGACCCAAAAGCCATCCGCAACCTGATGCTCGCCGAGACTTGGATGACGGCAAAAGAGGCCAAGTCAAACGGCTTTATCCACGCCATCATCAAGGACGGCAAGGACGATGAATTTGACAATGGCGCGAAAGGTATGGCTAAAGGAATTTTCTCAATCTTCAAAGGCGACGACGCCGCTGCCGACATTCTGGCCGCTGCAAAGTCGGAAAACGAAACGCTCGCCGCTGAACTTGCGGACGTTCAAGCCAAATTGACCGAGGCTCAGGGCTTCGCGCAAGTGGTCGCTGAAAAGCAAATCGAGATCGACAACCTCGTCACCGCCAAGGCCGACATCGAAGCCAAGTTCACTGATATCAGCACCGAGCTTGAAACCGTCAAGGCCGAAGTTGTCGCCAAGGTTGCTGAAATCGAAACCGTCAAGGCTTCCGTCGAAACCAAAGCCGCCGAGCTTCTCGCCCAACGCGGACACCCTGCCCCAGTGTCGCTGCTTGGCGACGAAGGCGACGGCAACGCAAAGGAAATTACACGCGAAGCATTCAACAAACTTAGCCCACGCGAGCGAACTGTTTTCGCTCAATCCGGCGGCAAGCTCATCTAACCAATCTCCAAACCAATCAACTAAAACACCACCATGGCTAACACCCTCTCTAATCTGATTCCGGACGTCTACGCCGCTCTCGATGTAGTGTCCCGCGAACTTGTCGGCGCGCTTCCCGGCGTCACCCGTGACCCAAAAGCTGACCGCGTAGCGAGCAACCAAACGCTCCGTATTGCTCAGACTCCAACGAACACGACCTCGACTTACACGCCGTCGATGGCCATCCCTTCCGCGATTGACCAGACCATCGGCAACGCCACGTTGACCTTGTCCAAGAACAAGTATGCGGGATTTAGCTGGACTGGCGAAGAGGAATACGGCATGGACCAAGGCCCAGGTTTCCTTTCCATCCGACAGAACCAAATCGCGCAGGCGTTCCGCGTTCTTGTCAACGAAATGGAAAACGACGTTTGTGACGCTCTTGCCCAAGGAGCTTCCCGCGCTACCGGAACCGCTGGCACGACCCCATTTGCTTCGACTCTCGGCGACTCCGCTCAGGTTCGCAAGATCCTCGACGACAACGGCGCTCCCGGTTCCGGTCGTTCGCTTGTCATCAACACCGCCGCTGGCGCTGCCCTTCGCACCCTTGGCCAACTTACCAAGGCCAACGAAGCTGGACAGAGCATGACTCTCCGCGATGGCGAGTTGATGAACATGCACGGCTTCAGCATCCGTGAGTCCGCTCAGATCAACGACGCAACTGCCGGAACTGGCGCAAGCTACTTGCTCAACGGCGCTCTCGCAGTTGGAGCCACGACCGTCACGGTTGACACTGGCACTGGCACCATCCTCGCGGGTGACATCGTTACCATCGGAGCTCACAAATATGTTGTGGCTACCGCCCTTTCCGGCGGAAGCTTCACGATCAACGCTCCGGGCATTGTTGCCGCCGCCGCTGACAACCTGGCCATCACGGTCAACGCCACCAGCGCCCGCAACCTCGCCTTTAGCTCCGATGCTATCGTGCTCGCCACTCGCCTGCCAATCTTCCCATCGCAGGGCGACTTGGCAATTGACAACGAAATCATCACTGACCCGCGCACCGGAATCAGTTTTGACCTTCGCGTGTATCCCGGTGACGGAATGGTTCTCTACCGCATCCACGCCCTCTGGGGCTGGAAGGTAGCCAAGCCAAACCACGCTGCACTCCTTCTCGGTTAAACTCGGTTGGCATCTCAAGCCGTCGCATCACACCCGATGCGGCGGCTTTTTTGTGAAAAGATATGAAAACAAAAAAGAGCCGCGACCTGATTGATTCGTTTCGGAAGTCGTGCCGCCCTCCTGCCCGCCTAGCTCCTTCCGTTTGGGCAAGCGGAAGAGTGGCAATCATGGATGGACTGACGCCGAAATATCAGATTGAAAACGCACCTTGGCAGCGCGAACCTCTGGACACGCTGGCAGACGGCGACGTGAAAGAAGTCGTGTTCCTCGCGCCAATCGGAACGGGTAAAACGACGTTCATGGAGGCCGCTTTGCAATACATCATCGCGGAAGACCCCGGCCCGACTTTGCTTGTGGGGCAGACCGATGACGACTTGAAGGATTGGGCAGAGACGCGAATGGATTACGCCATTCGCAACACTCCTGAAACAGCCGCGTTGCTACCTGAAGACCGCCACAAACGGAGGAAAATGCAGGTGCTATTCCCGCACATGTCACTTTTCCTGACAGGCGCGAACCTTTCAGGGCTTCAATCCAAGTCAATGCGCCGCGTGTTCAATGACGAGGCGTGGCAATACCGACCGGGCATGCTCAACGAGTCACGCGGACGGCTTCACGACCGCTGGAATCGTCAATTTTTCATTCTTTCACAAGCAGGCGCGAAGGGTGACGACCTTGACAAGTCGTGGGAGCAAACCGACAAGCGCGAGTTTTCATTTACCTGCCCCGATTGCCACACGATCCAGCCTTGGAAATGGTGCAATGTCGAATACAGCGAAGACGAGAAGCTCGACAACCTCACGCGGGCAAAAACGGCGCGTCTGAAGTGCGAAAATCCAGCGTGCGAGTGGCGTTGTGAGGACTCGACTCAGAAAAGGCGTGCGCTTGCCGAATCAGGCCGCTACGTCGCCACGAATGAGGGACTTCCGGGGCATGTCGGATTTCATTACAACGTCCTTTGCAACTGGCGGAAACCGCTTTGGGAAATTGTCCTTTTGTGGCTCGACGCCAAGACCGCGCAACGTGTTGGAAACCTTGATTTGCTACGCCAGTTCATTCAAAAGCGGCTTTCCGAATCGTGGGAGGAAGACAACACTGACAACCGCAAGGAGCTTGTCGGGAATGGCTACCTCATGAGCGAGTTCTCCGACGGGCGAAAGATTGAGAATGAAGCCTACAGGTTCCTGACCGTTGACAAACAGCGTGACCACTTCTGGGTTTGCGTTCGGGCATGGCGGGCGGATGGCTCAAGCATGCTTCTGCACTTCGGGCGCGTGGAGACATTCGACCAGATTCTCAAGCTATCGACCGACTACAATGTCCAGCCTCGCATGGTCTTCGTGGATGCTCAATACGACACTGACCTTGTTTACTCCGCATGCGCCCCGAAGGACTGGACCGCGCTCCACGGCTCAGGGCAGAAGTCATTCCCGTTTACGCGCAAGGACGGAAGCATTATCAATCGACCATTCACGCGGTTCAGCGAGGCCAGCAACACCAGCGGCAGGCGCGTGCGTTACGCTCACTGGGCATCCGACCGAGTTAAGGACATTCTGCACGCTCACAGGACCGGACTGGCAGCGGCATGGGACATTCCAGATGATGCGCCTGCTGAATACCTTCGGCAGATTGACGCCGAGGTGAAGCGCGAGATGGTCAACGCCAAAACAAAGCAGTCGGAGTTCCGATGGGTCAAGACGCGCAACGCCAACCACGGGTGGGACGTCGAAGCGATGCAGATCGTAGCCGCGCTTATGCTCAAGCTGATTCCGGGATTCGATGCTTAGCTTTGACTCTCCCCGCTTTGTATGGCCGTTAAAGTCGAAATCGACCGCGCTTCCCGTCGCAAGATGGAGGAGACGCTTGAGGAGTTTGCCCGCACCACAGGCAAGACGGTTGAGGACGGAGTGAATGACATTGCCCGCTCAGTCGCTCGCAAACTTGCCGACCGCGTGCAACCGTGGGGGTTGACAGCCGCCAAGGGGCAGAAGTTCGAGAAGTCCATCGGTCATCAGGTAGACCGAGCATGGTTCGGGACCAACCTTGGCGGATACCCTGAAAGCAGGGAGATGAAGCAAGCTCACAATCAGGCTCGAAACGGTTCGCGCCGGGGGCAAGTCACTCAGCAGGTTTTCACTAAAGAAAAGGGCAAGCCGTGGCTAAAGCTCATTTCCCGCGAAGACCGCGACAGCTACAAGCTCAAGGCTCAGGAGAAAGCAGGACGCGCAAAAGGCGCATGGATTGAAGCCGCGAACGACATTGGCAGCGAAAAGCTTTCCGGCATTCCGAATTGGATCAAGCGCCACATCGGCACGGGCTACGGCTCCGCATCTAAGGTCGGCAAGGGCATGGACTACACCGTCACGCTTCACAACCGGACGCCCTACATGGAGCGTATTTTGCCAGAAAAGACCGTCGCGCAAACCGTTGTCGCAGGCATGAAAAACGGATTCACGCGCATTCAAAAGACGATTGAGAAAGCCATCGAAAAAGCAAACCGCACGACATGACCACGACACAAAGAATCAAGGAACAGCTCATTTCCTACCTGACCGAAAACAGCCCTAGCGAGGCGCTGGCGATTGCCGATGCCAACGCACGCGAGGAAATCGAATTCCCGTGCATCGTGGTGGACGTTCAAGGCTCAGAGGCGCATTCCGTCGCGCTGTCGATGGTCAACCGTGCGGAAGCCGTCATCACGCTTCGGGCGCATTCTGGAGACGAAGCAGACGCCAGCATTAACGACTGGATCGGCTCGCTTGAGAGGCTGTTTTTTGACCACGTTGAAATGACCCGCGCAATGAATGAATCAGGCGTGCTTTTTTACGAATGGGTTTATAACGGCAGTTCTCAGGATTGGGACGCCGCGACTGTTGAAATCACCTTCGCGGCCAACATCATGTTCGCCCGTATTTGACATGCCGCGAGAGATGAACACTCATCCTCATGGCTGCTACAATTTTCACCTCTGCCGCTGCTGTTGACCTTGAATACGGAATCGTAAACGAAACCGGAATCATCCTCACTAGCTATTCTCGAAACGTGCAGTCGGTTAAGGCTGAAGTGCGCGATGCTGAAAACGATGTTGTGGCGGTCGCTCATTCCGGCCTGACCGCTGCGATTTCGCTGGAAGGATTTATCAACGGCTCGGTCGCAATGAACGTCGCCAGCATCCTGACGTTGACCAACAACACGAGCAACGGCGGATTAAGCGGCGGCACCATCATCGTTGACTCTTACAATGAGACAGCCGCTCAGGGTGAGTTCCGAAAGGTTTCCGTGAGCGCAACGCAGTATGCCTCGACCATGACCGAGGTTTAATCCTCAAGAGCCGACGCCCCGGCAAAAGGGCGCTCTGATAAACATGAAACAGGAGCTTTTTAGCACCCAAAATCTATCCGTCGCAAGCGTCCTTATGACGCACGGCTTTAAAATGGTTACGTTTACGCACATCGTGCGAAGCGACGGCAAGCAGTCAAAGGAGTTTTGGTTTGAGGCGTCTAGCAAGCATTGCGACTTCAAGGCGGAACAAGTCGCCTACTTCGTGACCAAAGGCTCCGAGGACTTGCGACAAACCGCGCCGGAAGACCCTATTTTGTGGATGCGCGGAGTTCTGACAAACCGGAACACCCTTGTGGAGATCGTGAAGACCGCCCCACGCATGGTCGAGATTCGCAACGGCAACCGACGCGCCCTGATTTCGGCAGACGCCACGGAAGAAACCAAGCGGCAGATTGCCGCGATGCTTTAACACAAAAAAACATGACCACAGACAACGAACTACAGACAGACGATGAAGCCTTGCGCGAAGCTGGATTCACTGACGGACCCAAGGTGACATCCTCATTCAAGCTTCGTCCGATGACGGCTTTGACCCTCTCATGGATGCAGCGCAACAAGCTCTTCGACGAAGGCGCTGGCGACCTACTCCAGAAAACCGCCGCGTTTGCTTTCCTTCACACCGAGCCAATCGAAACCATTCGCGCCGTGGTCAACAATCGGACCTCATTCCTCAACGCGGTTGACGATTGGATCGAATCCAACATCAAGTTCCACACCGAACTGACTCCGCTGTCGGACGAAATGAATCTGGCAATGGAAGCCTACATGGCATCGAGCACGGTTGCCGCGCACCGCTCCGACCCGAAAGGCCCAGACGCAAAAAACTAGCATCCCCATCCTGGCTCGCCAGCTATGTTCATCACATCGCTAGCGTGACAGGATGGGCATTCCGCGAAATCATGGAAGAGCTGCCGATTGCCGCTGGACTTCAGATCATCGACGCCGACCTTTACTCTAAAGGCATTGACCGCGTTTGGGCTAGTGGTTCATCGTCTTTTGACTCCATGTCGCTTATTGACGAGGCATTTGAAAAACTTCTGAAACAATGAGCGGATACAAGGTCAACTTCAGCGCGAACGATGCGGGATTTTCCGGCACCGTTAGCAAAATCAAGTCGTCCTTGAACAGCATGGACGACAACGTGCGCAAAGTTGAGCGGAACATGAGCACTAGCTTCTCGTCTATGGCGAAAGCGGGCGCTGTTTTTGCCGCCGGATTTGGAGCGGTGAAGCTTGCATTTGGAGCTGTTTCCGGTGCTGCCGATGGCTTGTTCAATTCGATTCAAAAGGCGTCCGACATGGGCGAAACAGTATCGAAAACAAATGTCATTTTTGAGGAAAACGCCAAAGAAATTCAGACATGGGCCAGCACAGCGGCAACTTCGCTTGGCCAATCTAAACAACAGGCGATGGACGCCGCTGCCGGGTTTGCCACGTTCGGCAAATCCGCTGGTTTGTCAGGTCAAGAGCTAGTAAAGTTTTCGACCGACCTGACCGACCTATCGGCAGACGTTGCATCATTTAATAACGCCACACCAGAAGAGGCGATTCTTGCAATCGGCTCCGCGCTTCGTGGCGAGGCCGAACCGATGCGCCGTTTTGGCGTGCTTCTTGACGATGCTTCCCTTCGCACTCAAGCCCTCAAAATGGGGCTGATTGAAACAACTAAAGAAGCTCTAACTCCACAGCAAAAGGTTCTTGCCGCGCACGCTCTCATCATGGAGCAGACCTCCACAGCGCAAGGCGATTTCGCCCGAACTTCGGAAGGACTCGCCAATCAGCAGAGAATCCTTGCCGCGCAAATCAGCGATGCCAGCGCAAGCCTTGGGCAAATGTTCTTGCCGATTGTCACAGAGGTTGTTTCCGCGCTGAATCAGGAGGGAATTCCGGCGCTCATGAACTTTATCAACGCAGGTCAATCGCTAGACACTGCCGATTTCGCGAAGGACATTGGCCAGCGCATCCGGCAAGCCTTTCAGCTAATCAGTAGCGGTGACATTTGGGAAATTTTCAAGCTCAACGCACAGCTTGCGATTGCCAAGATTGAAAACTCCGACGAATTGAACAACCTGGCTGCGACGGTTGGCGCAATCGGGAAAATGTTCATGGGTGACTTCGATTTCACCGGGAACTTCGCTAAATTCAAGGATGAGATGGAAGACGCAGGAGCGGAAGCCATTGACGTCATTGAAGATCGGCTTGAAGAACTTTGGGAAAAGCAGGGTGTTCTAGCAGAAAACGCAGCCAAAAAATTCAACGCGGAGCTTTCAAGAAAACAGGCCGAGCAATCGGCAGAGGATATTTACCGCAAGCTATTTGGCGACGAAGAAAAGGTGAAAGCAGCATCCGCCAAGGCCGCTGAGGATATTTTCGGGCCGCTTTTGGATGATCTCAAGCTTCCATCAAAATTTGGTGACTGGACCGGAGGAATCAAAGATAACTTGAAAGACGGCGCAGATGCCATGACAAATGCTGCCGACCGAATCAAGGAAACGCTTGCTCTGTCTGAAGAAATCGTGAACCGCATCAACGACGCCGAAGCAAAAAGCCGGATTGACCGTGGCGGAAAGCTGGAAGGCCGAATCAATGACGCCATCAACAGCGGCGACTTTCGCAAGGCTAGGCGCGAGGCCGACAAGCTGCGCGAGGCCGAAGACGAGCAAAAGATTCGGGATTTCTTCACTGACGACCCGTTTGCCAAGACGACGAGCAAAATCAAAATGTCCTTGAAGGACTTGGCCCGCAAGGAAGGCGTTGAAACCTTTGGCAAGACGCCCGACGAAATCCGCGACGCGCTACTTGAGAAGATGCGCGAGCGTGAAAAGGGCATGGACGCCAAACAGCGCGGCAAGACCAAGGAGGAAGCCGCTAGAGACGCCAACAAAGGCCAGCCAGCGGCAGACCCGATGAAGGTAATCGTTAGCACCGTGGAGCAAATCAAGCAACTGCTGGCCAAGATTGAGCCGAAACTTCCAACACCCGCACTAGGAGCCTAAACATGAGCGTGACCCTTTTTGAGCAAACATCCGGCAGGCTTGTCCCGACCGGAGACAGGACGGTTGCCACGTTTGAAAGCGGGCTTGTCAGAGTTGACCAGGTTTACACTTGCTCGCACGCCAGCGCGGCCACGCATCGCGCCTCGCTTGTCATCGGCGCGGACATGCCAGACGGCGACGACACGCCGGCAATCGACGGTCTGAAAATATTCCCGACTCCGCAGGAAATCAAACGCCCAGATGGCTTCACTGACTTCCATGTCTCTGCCTATGGTCGATCAACAAGCGGAATCCAAAACGTCATCGTTGAACAGCAGCGGGCCTTAAACGACACGTTCCGCTATTCCGTTTGGAAAGTATCGGGAACGATTTGCATTCCGTCGAATACCTCGCTTGTGATTGAGGACTTGAATCTCGATCCGGTTCTTTTCGAACCGTTCAACATCGTCATATTGTCCGACCCTGTGCTTGATACGCTCAACGTCACCGAGATTGAGGCCATCCAATCGCGTTTTCGCAATCCCTTCGTGACCGTCTCGTTTCCCTATGGCCAATATGAGGTGAACACGTCCAACGTCACGCGCCGCAACTTCCAACTCGACATGACGGCAGACGGCGAAACTGTTTCGCTGCAAACGACCATGTGGCTATCAGACCCCCGCGTCGTCATCGCTGCAACTCGGGGTTTCGGCTCATTCGTGGAACTCGACATCACAACCGAACGGGAGGCGGCTGAAGCCGTTGTTGAATAATGGCGAGAAAGCTACCAGTCGATTTTGAGCAGAAGGTAAAGTCACCGCCTCCGGTTGGCGGGCGAGGCTATCCCTACCAGCTCTCAGCGCGTGACCTGATGACGAACTTTCGCTTTCTGAGCGACATCATCCCGGAAGGCACGAACGATAACGAGATTCTGTATTTCAGCGGCAACAAGTGGCAGATTCTTCAAGCTCCATCAGGGAACGGCACGTTCGTCCTTGGCGCAGTTGACGGCAAGCTAACTTGGATGACAACCGAGGAATGTGCCTAACATGCCAACGCTCAAGCTCAGTTCAGCCGGTAGCGTCATCCTGAAAAACGGTTCGCCGTCTTGCGCTTGTTGCAATCCGTGCTCGCCGGATGTTGATACGGTTTACGTTGAGTATGTTGAAGACCCGTATGGACTTCCAGAGACGGCTTATTTCACTCTGACCGGAAGCCTCAACGCTGGCTTGTTTGAAGGCTCAGGAGCCGAACTGCGCTGGGTTGAAGAGGATGGCCAATGGGCATTCACGCCACCGGGCGACGTTGTTCCGGGACTCGGTCCGATTATCGAGCGATGCGACCCGCAAGGCATCTACGAACTCATGACGCTCTGGATTGCAACCGTTTCATTCACCCCGCTGCCATGAACTGCGAGCATCTACAAGATGGCAAGTGCCTGCTTGGGCTTTACGGCGGGAAGCCCTACTTTTCGAACTGCCTTGCGTGCATGAGCCAAGGCAACAACAACCGCGAATTTGCTGAAAAGCTCTTTGCAAACCGCGAAGTCACACACCCGCCAAAGCCCGGAAGAGTCTCGGGTTGCTGCGATTCTGCGCTTAATCCCTGATTTGACATTTGGCCCGTTTACGAACCTAGACGACTCCCATGAACCTTTCCACGACCCGCGCAACATTCGGCCTAAACTCCCGCGTCACTCCCGTCAAAGCGGGAACCAATGGCTCGGTTCAAATTGGCGAAAACAACGAAACGCTGACGCTTTCGAGCGCCAACCGAATCGTTTCTTTTGACGCCATTATCGCAGGAGCATCCAGCCTAGTCATTGACGTTTCCGACTTGGACAATACCGGCTCGACCTCATGGACCGCTGGCAATGCTCAGGTTGAAACCGCGACTGCTGCCGGAACTGTTACCGGATCGGGAAACGCGACCGTGATTGTCACCTCGGCAGGAATGACAGGCTCACCAAAGACAATCAGCGTGCCAGTTCTCAGCGGCGACACTGCCTCGGTTTGGGCCGGCAAGGTTCGCACCGCGCTCACTGCTGATGCCGATGTGGGAGGCCGCTTTACCATCAGCGGAGCCACGACCGCCATTGTCTTGACCCGCAAGCCGCTTGTAAGTTACACGCTTAACGGCACATCTGTTCCAGTTTACACGAGCACGGATGCAACTTTAAACGTGTCGCTGGCAAACGGCACCAGCACGGGCATCACGACAGCATCGACCAGCGCCGACACTACTGCCGGAGTTGCCACTGTCGGAACCAATGCGCCCGACCTTGACGGCACGGACTTTGAAGGCGAGTCAGTTGGAGGATTAACCGCGCTCTATGGCGTGTTTGCCAAAAACAGCGCAAGTTCCGCAATTGCGGCCACCGTCAACGTGCTTGATACTATCGTTCTTCCAATCGGCGGAATTACTGGAGTCGCTGCAACGACCACTCTTGGCGCAACTGATATTACAATCTCGACCGCCTCACTTTCCGCCCTCGTCACCGTAACCATCGCAGGAAGCTAACACATGAGCCAGCCCGCCACTGTTAATCTGAAGCCGATTGTCTTCGGGGACACTTGGGACGGGCTGACCGTCTCAATGTCTTCCGATGGTTCCGCGCTTGATTCCGACATCAGCGCGATTCGGATGTTTTTTAAGAACGAGGAAGGCGCGACCGGACTGGAGTTGACGAACACGGCAGGCATCACGATCACCAACGCGAACACATGGGAGTTCACGGTTGATTCAATCGCACGCTTTCCGCTGGCAGTCGGTCAATGGTATTGGTCGATTGAAATCACTGCTGCCGATAACAACCGCAAGACCCGCGTTGCCGGGTCGATTGAAGTGCTAGACGACGCCACACAATGAGCATTACAGTCAACGTAAACGAAGCCGTCGAAACCATCACCGCGACGATTGTTGACGGAGACGAGACAATCACGGCGACGATCAACGAGCTTCCGCGTGGAGCCACAGGCCCCGCAGGCCCGAACAGCGTCACGACCACGACCAGCACGAACATCACCGGACTGCTCAAAGGCAACGGCTCGACCGTGCTCGCGGCGACGGCAGGCACGGACTACCTCA